CTGGGCGCCCGTGAGAACGGCTCCGGCCGTGGGTTCGCCAAGGTCGATATCATCGTCTATGACGAGGCGCAGATCCTGACGGACAAGGCGCTGGATGACATGATCCCGGCGGCGAACGCGTCAATGTTCCCCGCTGGCGGGCTCGTGCTGTATGCCGGCACCCCGCCGACACCGACGGACCCGTCTGAGGTGTTCACCCGCAACCGGAACGATGCGCTGTCGGGCGAAGCGGACGACATGCTGTGGGTTGAGTGCAGCGCTGATCCGAAGGTGGACCCCGAGAAGTGGCCGAAGGGCTACGTCGACTTTGACGCCGTCGCCGATGCGAACGCCTCCTACCCTGACCGGACGCCGCGAGAGTCGATCTTGCGGATGGCCCGCCAGCTCTCCAAGGCGTCGCTTCGCCGCGAGGGCTTGGGCATCTGGGACAAGGGGCCCGGCGCGAAGGCAACGGTGCCGGCGGCCGCATGGTCAGCGCTGGCGCTCTCTGAGGCCCCTCAGTCGCGCGTGCGGGCTCTGGGGGTCCGGTTCTCTCTGGACGGCGCTGCTGTGGCCGTGGCGGGCGCGTCAGGCTCTGCTGATCGCGTGTTCGTCGAGGGCATCACGCAGGACTCGACCGCGTCCGGTGTCGACGGGCTCGTCTCGTGGATTACTGAGCGCTGGCGGAAGTATGGGGCCGTGGTGATCGACGGCAAGTCGGGCGCCGGCGACCTGTTGCAGAAGCTCGCCAAGAAGGGCGTGCCGGCCCGGGTCGCGTTCTCGCCCACCGCGGCCGAGTTCATCACCGCCCACACGACGTTCCTGGATGCGGTCAAGTCTGGCCGCCTTGCCCACTCTGACCAGCCCGGCCTGAATGCGGCCGTTGCGGCCGCCACTCAGCACCTGACCACGCGCGGCTGGTGGTGGGAGCCGATCGGCGACGGCGACACGCTGCTGCTCGAGGCGGCGACCCTGGCGCTGTGGGGCGCCGAGACCAAAGCGAAACCAACTGCGGCACCGCCGCGACGCATCTACTGATCGGAGGCCCAGGGTGCCCCTTGTGACTCCTGAGCAGTGGTTGCCATTCCTGGCGAAGAAGCTTGACGCGGCGCGCGTCGACGTGCAGGCGCTGCGGCGCTATGTGGACGGCAACGCGCCGCTGCCCGAGATGGGCAAGAACACGCGCGCGAGCTGGGAGGCTTTCCAGAAGAAGGCGCGTGTGAACTACGGCGGGACGGCTTGCACGTCGCACGCCAACCGGATCGTCTTGTCTGGCGTCCGCGTCGGCGACGATGACGAGTCTGAGGCGTCGCTGGCGGCTCGTCGGATCTACCGCGACAACCGTCTGCCGATGCAGGTGGCCGACGCGGTGTGGGACATGCTGTCGGCTCGTCGCGGCTACCTTGTGGCCGGCGTCGACGAGGACGGCAAGGCGCTCATCACCGCCGAGAAGCCGGAATGGTTCTACGCGGAGGCCGACCCGTCGCGCCCGTGGCGCTCCCGCGCCGCGATCAAGGTCTGGCGTGATGATGTCGAGAAGCTGGACTATGCGACGGTTCGCGTGACCGGCGCGCGGGCCACGTTCGCCCGCGTGACGAGCGAGTACACGCCCCTGACTGCGAGCGGTTCGGGCTGGACGCAGATCAGTGTGGACGAGTACGACGGGCACCCCCCGGTCTGGATCTTGGATCGCCGCACCGGTCAGGGGCTTGTCGAGCCGCACACCGACCTGATCGACCAGATCAACGAGGGCAAGTTGCAGCGGCTCACGACCGCCGCGATTCAGGCGTTCAAGCAGCGTGCGCTCAAGAAGCAGCAAGGCGCCGCGCTGCCCGAGACGGACACCGAGGGGAACCCGGTCGACTGGGAGAAGGTGTTCGAGCCCGCTCCCGGCGCACTGTGGGACCTCCCCGAGGGCATCGACATCTGGGAGTCGGCCCCGACGGACCTTCGGATGCTGCTGGACGGCGAGAAGGCCGATCAGCGCACCTTCGCCGGCGTCACCGGCACCCCCATTTCGGCGCTCATGCCGGACGGGCAGAACCAGTCTGCGGCTGGGGCGAACGCGACGACGGCGCAGCAGGTGGACGCCTGCCGAACCGACATCGAGCGGATCAAGCTGGGCGTTGCTGCGGCGATGCTTGCGGCGCTTCGCATCGAGGGCGTGGACTTCGGCGACGAGACGGTGGAGGTCGACTTCCTGGACCCGGCGTGGACGACGCTGGCCGAGCAGATGGACGCCGTATCGAAGGCTGTCGCGGCGGGCATGTCCCTGCCGACGGCCCAGAAGATGTTCCTGGGCTGGACTCAGGATCAGGTCGACGAGGATGCCCGGAATCGTCGCCGCGAGGCCGAGTCGTCGGACGTGTCCCTTCTCGCGTCGGCCATCAACCGGCAGATCTAGGCCATGGCTCGCACTCGGGCGGGCCGTCGGCTCACCGATGCCCACCGCAAGGCGCAGATCAAGCTGGGCGCGATCGCTGCGGCGCTGACCATCGAGAATGCGCGCCGCCTGGACGCCAACGACCTGGACGGCACCGGACCGGAATGGGAGAGGCGCCAGGCGCTCATCATCGAGTCGATGCGGCAACGGTCCGCAGCGCTGGCCCGCGAATACGTGGAGGCGTTCCGCGCGGCCGAGGGCATGGACCCGGCAGAGCTGGCGGAACCGCAGCTTCCGCCGGCCCGCGATGCCGTCGGCTGGGTGATCCCAACCATCAAGGCGAGGACGGCGCGATATGGCACCGAGGGCCGCTGAGCGGGCGCTGCGCGTCACGGTGGGCGAGATGGCCACCAGGACGCACAGGGAGGTCATGGAGGCTGGCAGGCAGGTTGTGCAGCGCTCCTCGAAGCGCTGGCGGCGGGTGACGGACGGCGCCCCGTGCGGATTCTGCGCGATGCTGGCGAGCCGGGGCCCGGTGTACACGTCGCAGGACACTGCCGACGGCGGCCGGTACCACGGCCGCTGTGGATGCACCGCCGAGCCGTTCGAGGGCGACTTCGCCGACTGGCAGCCGTCGGAAGCCGAACAGCGCTACATCGACGCCTATAACGCCTCCTACGAGCCCGGCATCAGCCCTGAGAAGCTGACCGCCCGCATGGATGCATGGCTGGCTGACCCGAGAAACGGCGCGCTGGACCTCGACGACCCGGCAGTCTGGGCAAGGCTGGACGACGAGACGCTCGACGCGCTGGCGCTCCGCAAGATGGAGGAAGGCGACTTCCTGGCGGCCGAGAGAATCGGCGAGATCCAGGACGGCCGATTCTACGACCCGACCGGGCGCGCCATCGACACAACGAACCCGTTCGCGCCGGACGTTTACGACTGGTTCGAGAAGCAGGACCCGGCCACGCAGGCGCGGTTCACAACCAAGCTTGAGGAGCGGCTCGGATACGACGCCGGTCAGATGTTCGCGCAAGAGCAGTGGGCCGCGTCGCATCGCCGCTCGCTTGCCGGCATCCCGACCCCGCGCCAAATGCGGGCAGCCTATGCCGACTGGCTCGAGGTCGAATGGCAGAAGGCCGAGGGCGTGACCAACGGCTACATGCTCAATGAGCGCGCCAAGAGGGACGGCATCACCATCCGGCAGCTCTGGAAGTTCCGCAACCCGGCCACTGCACAGAAATATGCGACGCGCGAACTGCTCGACTACTGGAACACGAGCGGGCGGCTGTCCTACGAGGACTTCCGCGCCGGATACATCGGCGGCGGCGCTGAGACGACCGCCAATCTCATGAAGGGCGCATGGGTATGAGCGACTTCCCCACGGCCGTCGAGGGCAAGCGCGCATGGGCAACCGGTCGCGCCGACGCCCGCGCCAACGCGCCACGATCCGCCCGCTACGACCGCCCGCGCCGCGAGATGAGCTTTCGCGAGGGATGCCTGGCCGCCGCGTACCACCAGGGATACAACCACGGCACGCAAGAGGCGCTACAGGCGGCCTACGGCGACGCGCCCACCACCTAGACCACCCCGCCCGCCGCACGGCATCGCGGGACAACCCGAAACGGGAGAAGTACTCATGTCCGAACCGATCGTGGAGCAGCAGACCCCTGCACAGGGCGACGCAGAGATCCAGCCGACCGAGCCCACCGCCGACGCCCCTGCGACCCCCGAGGTCGACTGGAAGGCCAAGGCCCGCGAGTGGGAGAAGCGCGCCAAGGAGAACAAGGCCGCTGCCGACAAGCTCGCCGAGCTCGAGGAGTCACAGAAGACCGAGCAGCAGAAGCTGGCCGAACGGCTGGCTGAGGCTGAGCGGAAGGCGTCTGAGGCTGAGCTGAGGGCGGCACGGTCGGAGGTTGCCCGCGAGAAGGGCGTGCCTGCCGAGTTGCTTGTCGGTTCGACCGTCGAGGAGCTGGCCGAGCACGCCGACAAGCTGCTCACCTTCCGTGGCGAAGCGCCCCGGAAGCCTGCCGCGCCCCCGGCCAACGACCAGGGCAACGTCGGGTCGGCGCTCCCGGCCCAGGACATCGATGCACAGATCGCCGAGGCGCAGCGCGGGGGCAACGTCACCCTCGCCATGCGCCTGACCAACCAGAAGCTCGTCGCTCTTGCGACTGAAAGGAACCCCTCATGAGCGGTATCACCGGTCTCGGAACCACCTACAACCTCCCCAACTACACCGGCATCCTGTACGGCCTCACCCCGCAGGAGACCCCGTTCCTGTCCGCCATCGGCGGCCTGTCCGGCGGTCGGCAGACCACCAGCCCCGCCTTCGAGTGGCAGACCTTCGACCTGCGGGACGCCTCGCAGCCCGAGGTCGTGGAGGGCGCCACCGCCCCCACCTCGCAGCAGCGCGTGCGCGGCAACGTGTCCAACGTGGTGCAGATCCACCAGGAGAAGGTCTCCGTGTCCTACTCCAAGCTGGCCGCGACCGGCGCGAAGGCCGGCATCAACAACGACCAGCCCAACCCAGTCGGCAACGAGCTCGACTGGCAGGTTGAGCAGATGCTCAAGCAGATGGCCCGCGACGTGGAGTTCAGCTTCATCGGCGGCGCGTACCAGTCCCCGTCGGACAACTCCACCGCCCGCAAGACGCGCGGCATCATCTCCGCGATCTCGACCAATGCCATGGACGTCAAGGGCGCCGCGCTGCCGACCGTCACCGGCACCGCGTCGACC